GTATTCGGCACAGCGGCGATGTTTGTCGAGGCTGGCAATGAAGAGGGGTTGCGCTTTAGCTGCCGCCACATTGCTGAGATCTACATATCTGAAGACGCACAAGGCAAGGTGGACACCGTTTACCGCAAGTTTGAGCTGACAGCCAGAGCCATAGCCACAAGATTTGGTGAAAAGAACTTACCGCAAAAGATCGCCAAAAGCCTGACAGATGATCCATTTAAGGAACATCCGATTGTCCATTGCATCTTTCCAAAGGATGGCATCAGGTCAGATCTGTTCGCCCAAATAGATAAGCCGATCGGCTCAATCTACTATTGCGAAGACACAAAGATGGTGTTGGGTGAGGGCGGCTTTGATGAAATGCCAATGCTGATCCCGCGCTTTAACAAAGACAGCGTGTCGGTCTATGGCAGATCACCCGGCATGACATGCCTCAGTGATACGAAAATGCTGAACAAGATGAGCGAGATCACCATTAGATCAGCTCAAAAGCAGTTAGATCCACCGCTGATGGTGCCTGATGATGGGTTCCTACTGCCGGTCAGAACAACGCCCGGCAGCTTGAACTTTTACCGCACCGGCACAAGAGATCGTCTTGAGCCATTGCAGATGGGTGCCAACAATGCGCTTGGCCTCAACATGGAAGAGCAACGCCGCCAAGCAATCCGCGAGGCTTTTTATGTAGACCAGTTGCTAATGGGGCAAGGCCAAACCATGACTGCAACAGAGGTTCTCCAGCGCAACGAAGAAAAGATGCGGCTGCTTGGCCCTGTTATGGGAAGAATGCAAAGTGAGCTATTACAGCCGCTTATCAACCGTTCCTTTGCTATATTGTTAAGACAGGGCGCGTTCCCAACACCGCCCGAAGAGCTGCAAGGTCTGGACATAGATATCGAATATGTCAGCCCACTAGCAAAGTCACAGAAAATGGCTGAGCTGCAATCGACATTGCGCGGCATTGAAGTGCTATCGCAGTTTGGTGAGATGGCCCCGGTCATGGATTACCTAGATAGCGACAAGATGATTCAATATCTTGTGGATGTTCTTGGTTTGCCGGCCAGAGTGATCCGCTCATCCGAAGAGGTGATGATGGTGCGCCGTCAGCAACAGCAAGCGGCTGAAGCCCAAGCACAAGCGCAGCAACAAGCTGCAAATGCTGAGCAAGCCGGCCAGATAGCGCCATACATCAAGGCAACCGGCGAGGTGCCACAAATATGAGCGAACAACAGCTAAACACGCTGCAAGTGCTTTATCGGCAAGTGTTCAATTCAGCCGAAGGGCTGGTTGTTCTGAACGATTTGCAAAAGCGTTTCAACATCAACGCCACGACATTTGAGCGCGGCGATCCACATTACTCAGCATATTTGGAAGGGCAGCGATCTGTTGTGCTTTCAATCATGCGCCTAATGGAAGAAAGACAACAACAGCAAGAGGATTAAACCAAAATGAATGACCAAATTGAGACAACCCCGGATGATAGCGGATCTCAGGAAGCGGCCCCGGGCTTTCTGGATAGTTTGCCAGAAGAGCTAAGGCATGAGCCGTCACTTAAAAACTTTACAGATTCTGCTGGACTGGCAAAAAGCTACGTCCACGCTCAGCGGATGGTTGGTGCAGATAAGATTGCATTGCCCGGCTCCGGCTCCAATGACGATGACTGGATGCCGATTTTCCAAAAGCTTGGCGCGCCAAACAACGCTGATGGTTACCAATTGCAGAATGTAGAGCTGGACGAAGCTACGCTTCAATCATTCAAAGAAATGGCAGCGTCTAGTGGGATGTTGCCACGACACGCACAAGCAGCGGCTGAGTTCTTACAAAGCCAATCAGCGGCTGGCAGTGAGGCAGCGCAAGCCAATATGGATGCTGTGTCACAGCAATATGATGCTGAGCTGCGCGAAGAATTTGGAATGGCCTACGATGCAAAGCACGAAAGAGCTGCCGCTGCCGCAAAGGCAATGGGCATCGATCCAGCCATTTGGGATGAAGTAAGATTGGATAATGGTCTGCCTCTTGGCGATCACCCATTCATCATCAAACTGTTTGCCGGGCTGGCTGACCAGCTTGGCGAAGATACACTTGAGGGCGCGACAACCGAACTGGTGATGACACCAGAAGAGGCCGGGCGAAAAGTGGCGGCACTGACCGCACCGGGTACACCCTATTGGGATAAAAACCACCCGGCGCATGATCAGGATGTTGCTGAAGTTTTAAGGCTCCGGGGATATCAATTCCCAGAGCAAGAAGAGGGATAAGCCTAACGGCCCCCAACGCCTACGCCTACCATAGTTCAAGCCCGGCTGAGCTGGATAACTGGAACGAAAACTCACCTAAATTTTCAACTTAATGTGGAGGATTGACATCATGTCAACTCAAATCTCAACCGCATTTGTGAACCAGTTTTCAGCAAATGTGACAATGCTTTCACAGCAGATGGGTAGTCTGTTGCGTAACACAGTCGATACTGAATCAGTAACCGGCGAAAAAGCGTTCTTTGACCAAATCGGTAGTGCAGCGGCGGCTGTTCGCACCACTCGCCATGGCGATACGCCATTGATGGAAACACCGCATTCACGCCGGATGGTTACACTGTCTGACTTTGAATATGCTGATCTGATCGATGATCAGGACAAAATCCGCATGTTGTCAGATCCAACATCAGTCTACGCAAAAGCGGCGGCGGCTGGCATTGGCCGGGCAATGGATGACACAATCATCACTGCTTTCAATGCGGCTGCTTCAACAGGCAAGGCTGGCGCAACATCAACAGCCCTACCGGCTGGCAATATCATTGCCCATGGTTCCGCTGGTTTGACTGTTGCAAAGCTAATTTCAGCTAAAAAGCTGCTTGACGCTGGTTCAGTCGATCCATCGATCAATCGCTACATTGTTGTCTCACCAGAGCAAATCGAAGATCTGTTGAACACAACATCTGTTACCAGCAGCGATTTCAACACCGTCAAAGCCTTGGCAACTGGAACTGTAGATTCCTTCGTAGGATTTAAGTTCATAGTTTCCAATAGGTTAAAGGACGATGGCACATCACGCCAGTGCTATGCATGGGCTGAAGATGGAATGAAAATGGCAATCGGTAAAGAGCCATCAGCACAGATTACACAGCGTGCTGACAAGTCTTACGCCACTCAGGTTTACTATTGTGCATCATTCGGGGCTACCCGGATGGAAGAAGCAAAAGTAATCCAAATCCTTTGTAACGAATAGATTGGAGAATAGTTATGGGAACAGTTTATTCTGACCAAAAAACCAAGTGGGATCAAAACAACCCCGCTGAAATGATCAAGCCTATTGAGCAAGGTGGGCGTGTTCGGATTGCTTATGGCAGCTACACAGCCGCCGCTGAGCAGTCAGATATCCACATGTTCAATCTGCCAAACGGCGCGCGGATCCTTAGCGGTCAGCTTGTCCATGCGGCGCTTGGTTCATCAACAACTTTGTCGGTTGGCCATGCCGAATACAAAAATGCAGCCGGTACAACCGTTGCTGCTGATGTAGACGAGTACAAGGCCGCTGCCGCTTCAACATCGATCACAACTGTCGGTGCATGCTTAACCGCTGCATTGGGTTTGAATAGTGTGGTTGACGCTGATGCGACAGGCATCCCGGTCACTGTGAGCCTTGCTGGTGCCAACGGCACCGGCTTGATCGAACTCACAATGACTTATGTGATCGACTAAAGCCTTTGGGTCAGGTGTAGAAAAGCTCCCTTTTTCGCCTCCAAGAGAAGCGCCTGACCCAATCCCCTTATATTTTAACGAGGTATCGACATGCCATCAGCCGTGGACATTTCTAATGCTGCGCTCAATACGCTGGGCGCGACAAACATCACCAGCTTGACTGAAGATTCAAAAGCTGGCCGTTTGATCAACCAGCGTTACGAGTTAGTGCGTGATGCCGTGTTTCGTTCCCACAATTGGAATAGCCTCATAAAACGCGCTAATTTAGCCCAGAACACCGTGTCACCGGCATTTGGCTATGCCAACCAATACACATTGCCAACGGACTGTCTGCGCGTTCTAGAGTTC